GACATATATGTCTAATGAAAATATTAATGAAACACCAGTTGACACTATGACAACTGGACAGATGTCTGTTTTAGAAGAAGAAAAATCAGAATATACAAATATTCAGGATTTTGTTAATGAAGACAATGTTGATGCATTTAAACTTCTTAGTCTTAAATCTAAAGTTAATGATATCAATTCAATGAAAGATAATATCTCTGATGAGCAGACAAAACTTCTTGGAGAAGAAGCAGAAATTGATATTATTGACCAAATTGTTGGAAAATATACTGAAGAAGAACTCAATGGAATGACATTTGAAACTATAAACGAGATATTAGTAGATGAAGAAGGTCAGCCTGTTGAATTTAGTATAGATTTTGATGGTGATGAAAATAAACTTAATCAATTTAAAAAAGAATTTCTTATTATGAGAAAGCAGTCCCTTGAAGCTTTTAAAAAGTTTGATGAAGAACTAGCGACTATTAACGCAGAAATTGCAGAATCACAGGAAGATTTTGATAGACTCGTTAATCAGTTTGGAAATATATCTAATTTAATTCGTTCCAAGCTTAATGAAAGACTTGCTTCTGCAGAAACAGAAGAACAAAAAGAACTAATAACTAATCTTATTTGTTCTTTTGAGAATGGGTTTTCTTTAAATAATTTAAAAGACTATTGTAAATCATATAAAGGAAAAAGTATTATTAGCGATTATAAAAATGATAAAAAGAGTCAATATACTTATAGAAAATATTTAAAAGTTATTGAATCTCTTGACGTTAAAACTGACCTTACATCATTTACTAATCTTGAAAATCGTTTCCTTTCTGATGAATATCGAAATAGAAAGAATATCTTTATATTTAGTGCAATTCATTTTATTGCATCATGGTACAATAAACCATATTCAAAGGTTGAAGGTTTATTCATAACTCAATTTTCAGTGAACCTTAAAAATCTTTATTATGATAAGTTTGATACTGTTGAAGATAAAGATACATTTATTAATAATATTATAGAAGTTATTAAGATTATAGGTTAAAATAAAAACAAAAGGATAAGGGATAAGTATTTATAATACTATCATCCCTTATCCTTATTATTTTTTTTATTTTTTATGTGTTTTTAAAATAGGGGGATGAGTTTTAGCATGATACAGACATTCTTAAAAGATGATGGTGAAAATATTGTTTTTATTGGGCATTACATGGAAATATATATACCTGAAACATATTTTTTAACTAAACTTGCTGAAATTGAAGGCACTTTAGTTAAAACGTTTGGGTTACTACCGTGTGTTGTTAAAGATAAGAATGATAAAATAATATTAAGTGAAACTATTAATATACCAACAACTATAATTTTACATTTTAAAGATATTTATAGAACTAAGATTAATCTACAATTAAATAATGGTGATGAACCCGAATCATATCGAGTATTAAAATTTTATAAAGATGACATACTAATGTCTAATGTTGTTCAAAAAGATTCAACAAATGCGGAGTTATTTATAAATTTAATGTGCCAGGGAAAAATTAAAAATGTACCATATGATAAAATATTGAGTATATGGCAAAAAAATTTGGAATTAAATGATGTTAATCTTGGAGTTCCTTCAGTTATTCTAGAACTTATTATATCTGAAATTTATAGAAATCCAAAAAACCCAAATGAAAAATTTTCTAAACTTATTAATAAAAATCCAAAAGAATCAAGACTTAATTACAGAGCATCAAATATTCGAGAAATATGCTCTAGAAATTCAACATTTGCAGCATTAACATTCGAAGATTTTGATGCAATGATGACAGCATCTCTTAATATGAATAAATATAATAAAGTACAAGTTGAATCTCCTATTGAAAAAGTTATAAAAATGTAATTACCAATATGATAAATGGGTACCATTGCTTTAAAACAATAATATAAAAAATATAACCAAAGGAGGGTTATCATATGCCTAGAATGGGACAAATAATACCTGAATATTTAACCCCACATGTTAAAACATATATTAATGATAATTCAACATTTACTGATGACGTTTCTACCCCATCTGTTGATGGAGTTAAGATGCTTTGTGTATTTGCATCTGCTAAAGGTGAAGACCGTGTCGTAAAAACTATAGATAACCTCACAGACTATCTTGAAGAATACGGCACACCTAATTACACTCTTTATAATCAGCCTTGTTATATGCCTTATGCGGCACTTTCTTCTGGTAATGCAAGAGTATATTGTATGAGGGTTACCTCTGATACTGCAACATATGCTAATACAGTTGTTTGTGCTTATGTTAAGACTGATGCTGATACTGGTCTTACTGTAAAATTTGGCACTGCACATATGGCTAGTTGTTATGAAAAAGATACTATGCCAACAGCTCTTTCTACAGGAAATGGCATTGTTGATGAAAATGGAACATCAATAACATTTGGCGAAGCTAATACAGAAGGATATACACCTATAGCTTTATTCGCTGTAATATCTAAGGGTCGTGGTGAATATGGAAATAGTTTCCGTTTCCGTATTGTATCCGATACACTTGCCAATACCGACAATGATTATGTAAATTATTTATTTGAAATTCTTGACAATTCAGGCACTGTTGTAGCTAAGAAAGAACAGCATAGCGGTGGTTTTGATGTAAATGCAATTATTGGTAACACATCTATTTACATAGAAGATGTTGTTAATGATCCTGATAATGGTAGTGCTAAAGTGGAACTAGCTATAAACTATGAAGGTTTTGAAAAGTTATATTCTATGTATAAATCTATCAATAGTGATGCACCTGATTTTAGTAAATGTGATATGCTTTTTGGTGTTAATAAACAGGGTGATACACTTGAAAAATATATTATTGAAGAGTCCTCCACTGATAATGCTTTTGCATTTGATAATAGTGTAGGAATTTCTCTTGTATCTGGTGGTGATGGTACTTTTGCACCTAATTACACCCCCCAAGTAGTAGATGGCGAAGTTACTGGTTCTACTCGCGAAGAAGCTATTGACGCCGCATATATTAAAGCATTTAAAGGTGAATATGACCATAAAGTTAGATCTAAGAGATGCACCCCTTGTGATTTAATTCTGGATGCTAACTATTCCAAACCTGTTAAAATAGCACTTGCAGAACTTGCTACATATCGTGGCGATTCACGTTGTGTTATTGATGCTGGTTTTCTACATAACACATCCCAAGCTACAGCATGGGTACAGGATGCTGAAATTAAAACCATTTCAAACTTTGTAATCAGTAAAGAGTGTCAGCATTATAAGATTCGTGATCCTTTCACCGGAAGAATTATTCCTGTTACTATGACTTATTACTTGGCGGAACATCTTCCTACTCATATTAAGACTATAGGTAATCATGTACCTTTTGTTGGTGAAACCTATGCCCAATTAACTAACTATATTCGTAATTCTATTAAGCCTTCTATTGATGCTGATGCATTAGCAGTTAAAGAAATTCTTTATACTAACAAATGTAACTTCTTTGAATGTATATCAGAAGATAATTACGTTCGTGCAACTCAGGGTACTTCTCAGGCTGTATGGTCTGATCTTTCTGAAGAGAATAATGTTTCTGTTATTCTTGAGATGAAGAGAATGCTTGAAGAGTTTGTTGGTGCTCGTCTGTATAATTTTGCAGAACCTGAAGACCGCAGAAGATTTACTGAAGATGCTACTCGTATGTTCTCTGATTATAGAGGAAATAGGGTACGTAGCTATGAAGTATATTTTGATATGAATCCATTCGAAGAAGAAAGAAGCATTCTTCACTGCTATCTTGCTGTTGTATTCAGAACTATGGCTAAACGCGGTATCATCGAAATTGATATCAATAAGCGTGTTTAATTCTAAGTGAAAGGAGTATGAATAACTATGGCAATTCAAACACCTCAGTCAAATATTAAGAAATATAATAGTGACTTTATCACTAACTATTCATTGTTTTTAGGTGGTCTTAATGCTACTCAGAAATCTCTTGAACAGTATGACCCGTTGAAGACAGGTTATGCCAGAATTTTCTTCATTAAGATGCCTGTATTCATGGATCATATTATGCCCGCTGAAACTAAGAGATTCAGACATCTCTTAGAGTATGGCTTTACTCGTATAGATGGTCTTCAGAATATCGAACTTCAGACTGAAGAACTCACTGGCGGTTATGCAGGTCGTAAATTCGACATGGCTTCAACTGCACAGGATAATACAAATGAAATTACCCTTCAGCTTTATGAATTTGCAGGTTCTCCCGTAAGAGAATATCTTGACATGTGGATTAGTGGTATTTCTGATCCTTATACTGGTATCGGACATTATCACGGTGCTCTTGATGATCCTACTGCAAACATCAAGTATTCTCAGGCTAACCATGTTGCTGAAGCAATTTATGTTGTTACTGACCCCACTGGTAGAGGAAATGGTATTGAATATGCATCACTTCTCTCTAACATGGTTCCTAAGCAGGTTAAACATGACCAGTTCAACTATGAATCTGGTCAGCATCAGCTTGTTCAGATGGACATTCCATTTACATGTGTTCAGTACAGATCACCTCAGATTAACACTATTGCTAAGAGTCTGATTGATAGATTCCAGATGATGCGTGATTATCTTGACTTTGATAGCAAGTATAGAGCTGCTACTGGTAATGATGTTGCTGCTGGACATTATAAACCTTATATTGTTAACTGGCCTACACAGTATAATGCAGGTGCACATGAAATCCCTGCAGATCAGCAGGAAACTAAAGTATAAAAAAATAAATGTATATATAATCCCCATACAGGAAATTCCTGTATGGGGATTTTTTTATTACTTATATGAACAAGTTAATCCATTCTCTATAGCAATTATATGACGCAATATTGATAAAGATTTGTCTAAATCTTTATTGCATATAGAATAGTCATAATCACAGAATGTTTCAAGATTAAAAAACTGGTCATTCTCAGACGCATTACGATTTATAAAATCCTGAATCTTATCACCACGTGTATTAACAGACCTTTCGAAACGTGTATCAGGAGATGCTTGAATATATATAATCACAAGTCGTTTTTGTAAATTAGGTATTTTTTTAAGAGTTTTCACACCATCAGGGTCGATAATATAAAAATCATTTTCAATTAATTGATCTTTTGTTGTCCAGTATGTGTACCCATTAATTTCAGTATATGCTGCTAAAATATTTCTATTTTTTGCATTTTCATATTCTGAAATATCTGTAAATATATGTGTATCACCCTCTTTTTTTCTGCGTGGTCTAGTAGTATAACTTATTATCTGATTCATATGCAATTCTTTGCATATTTTATTAACAAGTGTATCTTTACCGGATCCACTTCGTCCCATTACACAAAATAATGGTGTATTATTCTTTATCATAGTCATAGTTTCTTCTCCCTCTATTGTAATAATTTCTTTTAGGATATTCATTATCAGTTGTTTCTATAGGTGTTAATAATATTTTAGATGTAATTTCTAAAGCTTCTTCTATTGAAGTAGACTTATCAGAAATCAGTTTATACTGTGTTGATATCAATAATTCTTTTAAATTAGCCATTGACAGACCATCGCTATACTTAGTATAAAGATCTATTATTCCTAATTCTTTATTTTCTGAATCAGGTTTATGAATTTTATATTTTGATAATATCTGGTCCAATTTACAATTTCTAAAGAATGCTTGTCGTATGGTTTGACCAGGGTTATCAATTTTATACATTCTATCGAATCTTCCAGGGCGGTTTACAAATGCAGGATCTATCTTATCAGGGTAGTTAGTGGTTCCTATAAAATAAACTCCAGATATTATTTTTATACCATCAAGTATATTAAGAAATTCCGATCTGTTTGAGTTGACAATAACAGAGTCAATGTCTTCTATAACTATAATGGCAGGCTTACCTTTTAAAGCATCAATTAACTCTGATAAAACAAAAGGTACTCGTTGGGTATTAGGATTAATGATAATGACTGTTATATCAACTAATTGTCTTATCAATTCTCTAATCATAGCAGTTTTACCATTGCCAGGATTACCATAGATAATAACTCCTCGTTTATATAGGATATTCATATCACTATATAATTTTTTCGTATCTTTTTTAAAGAATAATTTAATATCTTCCATAACATTAAATATTGAACTATTTGTATCAAATACCAAATTTTCTTTAGGTATTTTTTTCTTTTGTACAGATATTTGATTATCTTCTTCGTTTATAACATCTGATATTTCAATATATTCTTTTCGCTTGCATTTGAAATCTGTATTATTGAATAGACCAGAATTATTTTGTGACGTGAGTAATACATTAAGCTTTTTACTAAATTTTTTAAATTTATTTTTATCAATAATACACATAATAGTCACATCGTATTTTCTAATACTATACATTATAACAGCCTTATATTCTTCAGAAATAGCTATTTTATCTGAATCTTCATATTTAGTATACATATCACTATTTGTAAATGATTCTTGTTGTGGCAGTATTTCAGGATAATCATGTCTATTACCAATACTTTTAAATTTAAATATATCTATTAAAGTATTTATATTACTTTTATTCCATATACTGAAATTTAGTCTAAAATATTCTCCTTTTTCTAAGTAGACATCATAATCATCACAATAAGTATTCACTAAAAGCACTAATGCACTTTCCATACTATCAATATTTTCATTTGTATAGTCTTGTCTCATGTTAATTACCTCTTTTCAAATTAATATCACGTATCTATTATAAATAATATATATTTTATTATTTAGTTAATAAATTACTCATATAGGAATTAAATAAATATTCCTATATGAGTAATTCTTTATATATTACATATTATCTTCATTGCTCGGTTTCGTTTTACTTTCCATTTTTTCTTGTGTAATTTCAATTTTAGCATTTTTAATCGCAGTTTCAGCATTAGCCCAGTCCAACATAGGAAGATAATGTTTAGACAGAGTTTTATAAACTTTATCCTTAATCCTATTACTATCTTGAGTTTGATCAGCATTTTCACCTGTCATAATCTTTATCATATAATTAATTACCTGATCTGTATTATTTAATACATCTGACATATTAAGTGTATTTAAAGTCTTTGGCGGATTGAAAATGAATTCAAAATATTCAATAACTTCATCTGGAATAGATGTATTTGAAAAACGTAAAATTTTTTTATACATATCTGTCGTAGGACCATTAAGATCTATCTGTAAAGATATAGTTCGTCCTACGAATTTTGAGTTTGCCATCACAAGAGTTTTTGCATAATCTGCTTCATTAATATAATTCATTATTACACTAGGAACACCTGTTCCATTAATCATGTTAGAATGAAGCATTTCCATAAATTCCGTATTTGTAGGAATATCTTGACCCTGAAGTATATCAAATTCAATACCTCTTTCACCGCTTCGACCTACCGGAATGAAAATTTCTTTGAATGCACCTATTTTAGATATAATTGAATTATAGTTCAAAAGGTCCATAAAATTAATCTGACGTCCTTTTACTGAACGTGCAACTTCTTGTATTTTATTGGTGATATTTGTATCCATACCAGAATTTTTAACATAATATACTCGCTGGTCATTAGATCTACTAACAATAGACACCATTTTAAATATAAGTAGTGATAAATATAATTTAGCATAAAATAGTGATTTAGTTAAAATAGATTGACCCTTTCCATCAGCATCTTCATTTACTGTAAACTCAGTAACATAGTCTGCTGGTATAAATTGAAACTTTATCTGTTTTTTATACATGTTATTATATAAAAGAGCATTGAAGATAAGATCTTTAAATTTCAGATTATTTTCTAAGAATTTTTTATCAAAAGATTTAATTATCTTATCGGTTACTCTACTGAGAAACATTGTTTCTACATCTTCTGTATTTTGATACTGTTGTCCTGATGTAATATTAGTTACTTTTATTGTAGTTGAAAATGGCGATTTATTTACTTGAAAATCAGTATCATGTATATAATAATAACCAATAGTTGTATCTAATATTTTTACAGGAATCATTTTCTTAGGTTCAATATATTTTATATAGCATCCTGTTATATCAGAGAAAGAATTTTTTTTAGTATCTACTGTACCATCTTGTGCAATAGAATTAGTGCCAGTAGAATTCTTAATTGCTTTATCACGTTTTTTAGTAAATTCATCAATATCAACTAACTCACTTAAGTCAACACCTTCTATTAGAGGTATTGAGCATACATCATTATATACTTCAATATCTTTGGTATATTCTTTAGTTATATCTACTAATTTATCTGGTCCACTTTTAACTTTAGATGTATTTTCAACTATAATTTTAGCATTAATATTTTCAAAATCTTTATTTAATTCTTCTATAAAAGATTTATCAATACTTTCACTCACAGATGTGATATGCATTTCATCTTTAACTTTTCTGTCATATTGCTCTTGGAATAACTTTGAATATGGACATGTATATACGTAATATGTACCATATCGTAAAGTATTAGGAACTATCATATTCTTAACTTTCCCAAGAAGCTTCATTTTTGATTCAACTTCTTCTACTATTTTAATATAGTTATCAATATTATCATCACCGATTGAATTCTTAAATCTTATAGTTCTTGATACCATTGTTGATATGTCATCAGATGTGATAATAGCATCTCGTGTTGTCATAATAGCTTCATCTAATTCAAATAATTGAGATGTTATCATTTCTAAATCTTCATACAAAAGATTTTTATTTTGATATCTTTGCTGGAAAAATTGAAATAATCCGGCAGAGTCATTTTCGAATATATCATTCAATGTTTTTTCACCATTTCTGTTCTGAGCGTCAAAATCATTAAATAATTTTACCATAAAGGTAGACATATCATCAGAAGTTATACTTTTAGTATTATTTAATTCGAGATTAATAATACTATCTACTTCAGAATTTAATTTTTGTAAAGCATCTTTATTGGAAGTGCTTAAACCAGATATTGTAGTTGATATAGTATTCAAACTGTCTCTAAATGTATCATTTAAATCACTTATTTGTTTTGTGGCCTTATTTATTTCTGTAGTATTAGTTTTTTTCTTATTCGCCATACAATCATTTCACAACCTTCCCCTTATAGGATTATAATTTATATAAGCATTAATAAATTGTTTTCTTACTTATACAACACAAAAAAATAAGAATTATGAAGTATTTATATTTAGGTATATAAATACTTCATAATTCCTAATGAATTAATTTATTTTTCTCATATGAAGACACAAATATAAATGATATGTGTCACACTTTTTTCGTGTAGATTTTAGTAATAGATAAAATAATCCTTCATCTTTTTCATGGTCAAATAAATAAATATCAACTGTGTGCGATTTCTTTAATCCAGGTAATACTTCTTTAGTAAGTCTAGTACGATAAATATCTTCAGAGATATTTACAAATGCACTATACATATCAGACACATCATCTTCAGATAATCTAATATGAGAATAAGCATTAATCCTATCAGGATTTAATACATTTTTAGATAATGATAAAATATCTAAAAGATTATTCTTTACTGAATTGATATTGATTAATTCACCTATATTAACATTTAAATTATTTTCACCAATCAAATAAACCACATTATCTATTATATCAATAGATTTTATAATCTTTTTATTTTTACTAACAGTATCAAATATAACTTTAGATTCTAATTTTAAAACACTATCAACAGGATAGTCAAAGAACATTTTAAATTCTGTAAGTCCAAAATGTTTTCCCTTACCTAACTTAGGATCCCCTATTACATATCCATCATTAAATAAATAATAAATGTCAAATACTGTTTTTAAATCTTGATTGACATCGTTGAATGCATTAAGTTCACCTTTTTTAAATTCATAATTAATATTCATAGTTTACTCCTCAATTGTAATTACAACTTTATCAGCAAAATATTGTGATTCATTCAATACACTAAATCTGTGTTTATGTTTAATATTAAATTTTTCTTTAAATTTAGTATTGATTTCATTGATATCTGGCAAATTAAACCATTTAGTTCCAATTGATAATATATCTCCACATAAATAATTATCTAAGAAGTCTTTTCCTGCATCATACCCAATATTTTCTTCTTTTTCATCGTCATCTTCATCGGTATCATCATCAAAATTAACATCAACAATTTCTGTTTTAGTAAATATATGGTCATATTTATCTTCGATAACATCAGGAATAATTATTTTTGCTATCATAGTATTACGTTCTATATTGAAAGATATTATTATATGTGGATACATTGAACTAAAATCCATATCTATAACATTATCGAATACATACATACTAGGGGCACCTAATAATACAATTCCTGTATGCGAATTTAATAAAGGATCACCAACCAATGCTCCTACAAAACCTTCTGTTGCATCTTTATTGAACACGTTAACATTATTTCCTAATACATTTCCTTGAAGTAAATACTCGTAATATGCACGAGATTTTAACATTACAGTTTGCTTAAATACTTTGTCAACCTCTGTACAATTAGAATATGAACGAAGATACAGATTATCTATATCATTACACTTACGTTCTATACCCATCTGCAAAAGTACGTCTTTTATATTATATGCAACAAATTTACGATAATTTTTATATGGTAAAGTTTTAATATTTGCTTCATCAGTATAATCTAATTTTTCATCGCCTAACTCTTTTTGTCCTATAACATTTAGTGCATTAGACCGTAATTCACTTTGACCTTTTCTTGTTGCTGCATATAAAATCATCTGGTCAATATATTTGGTATATGTTGATGCTTTAAAATAACTTCCTTTATTTGCAATCTGAAAGTTTTTATCATCTTCATGTAATTTGCATATTTTATTTTTAAAATCTTTATGACAAATAATATCATAAGGATCTAAACCTAATTTTTCAAAACGTGCTAATATGTATGGTATGTCAAAACCTAAACCATTCCAGAACAAGCAATAATCACGTTTAAGAGTATTAATTAATTTAAACATTTCTATCAATAGTTCTTTTTCACTATCATACATATAAATATAATATGATAATCTACCATATGATTCATCAAACATCATATGTAATTCTTCAATAAAATTATCAATATCTTTAACAAATTCACTTATCAACGGATTATCAGGATTATTCAATAAAAACGTATATACTGAATTAGATACATCATCAACTACTGTTACAGCATTTATAGGGCATGAACCATCTCTAACGAAATTTGATACAGAAATTGTGTCAACCTCGATATCGCAATATATTTTAGTTAATGGTTTCATTTGTTCATTATCATATTCTAGTAACCACTGTGTTCTGTAGAACACATCTATTGGAATATCTGAACCGAATACATATGGATATGTCTGTATTTTTTGTATATCCTTGTATCTGCCATTTTCAACCAACCGTCTTAGTTCATTAACATATTGATCACCTGCCTGACCAGCAATATACCAAGGTATTTTTTTATATTCTACACTATGTTTATCACACTTATCTATTTCCATAAATGTTTTATTATAATCATAATTTCGATACTGTTCTTTCAAAAAATAAATATCAATAGTAGGATTTTTAATTGATTTAATATGTTTTTCTCCAGTATCAAGTTCTTTATATATAATGTCAATAAAGTCTTCCCTATTAGTTTCTTTTCTAGGCGGATAATACAAAACATCTAGTAACATAATATTATCTTTATCCACATTAGAGTTCAGAAATTTCATGTTATCAACTCCTAATATAATATAACTTATAAGTCTGTTATTTTACTTATATAACTATAATATATACCTAAAAAACGTTTAAATAAATCACTAGATGGAATTAACCATCTAGTGATTTATATTTTATTTTGTTGAATTGAACGCGCTCTTTGAACGTTCTGCAGCTTTCTTAATAAGTTCGCTATTAGACTTCTTTGCAGAATTAGCAATAGCTTTCTTAGCACGACGAGCTGCTTCATTACCATACTTCTTGTAAAGATATGCTTCAAGGAAACGTTCCATCTTCCAAACAGTAAGAAGCTTCTTGAACTTAGGATCGTTCTTTTCCTTAGCGATGGTAAATACAGCCATCTTAGTAGCCTTAGAGAGCTTAGCCTTCTTGTCAAGACGAACAATAGTCTTTTCCATAAGAATATTGTTGTTTACAGCATCATCAACTTCGCTCTGATTTTCAAGGAACATAGACATTTCTTCAGGTGTAAACTCTTCCTTAAGGAAAGCTTCCATAATGAAATTTGTAGCTTCAGTGCTGATATTCTCATCAGTACCTTCATCAAAATTACCGGTTCTATTAAATAGCATAAAAGTGCACTTCCTTTCTAATTAATTAATTTTTTTATAAAATTGTTTAATTAATATTAAAAATTATATATACCTAAATTTGTTATAGTTTACAACTTTAAAGGCTAAAAAACAAAATTAATAATGTATATTTAAAGTATATATTATAATATTGTTAAGAATAAACGATTTATAAAAGGTTGGTGAAATTAATTGGTTAATACTAAAGATTATGTTTTTCTTCAACAGTGGAGAAAAACTAATAGAAAAATATTACATCAATTATATCCGGAAATATCAAAGCAAGAAATTAATAATTTTTTAGATGAAATTATTAATGAAAATTTAAAAAATCATAAAGTTATTTTAGATAATAACTATATTAATAAACAAATTAATACGAATCTATTAGATACTATAAATTGGATTAATAATACAGATCCGATATGTGCAGGACACGGTGTTCTATATAAGAATCAACACCAAGTAGTCAATCCTCTAGCGTTAATGATTCAAAAATTTTTAACATCTCGTAAAAAATTTAAAAATCAATTAAAATTTATTGAAGATAAAACATCATATGAATATCAAACTTTCGATAGAAAACAGTTGTCAGAAAAAATATCTGCAAACTCAATTTATGGTACATTCGGTAATGTTATTTCATTTTTATTTAATACATATACTGCTCCATCCGTTACAGGATCCGGACAGTCATTAATTAGTACAACTGAACAAGCATTTGAATCATTTCTTGCAAATAATTCATTATTTAATAATGTGAATGAATGTTTTACATTTTTAAATAATGTTTTAGATGAGGAATACAGTATTGATTCGACATTTTTACGTAATGTTACGGTTGATGATGTATTCAATAGACTAGTTGATACATTTTATAACTATCAGGAATCATATACTAATTTATTATACCCATTCTTGTTATCATTGACACAAGACCAATTGAATCGTATATATTATAAAAATAATATATATGAATTTTCTATGCATAACAAAATAATTTCTTTATTGGTTTTGATTGTCAGAAATACAAAGGAATTTAAAGATCCTAATAAAGTGCCAGAAACTTCTAAAGAATATTTAGAAGAACTATGGGCGTATTATAAACAATTTGTGTTATATAATTATTCACCAATACACAGAATTCAAAGACTAAAAAATGATAAAAGAAAAGTTGTATTAACTATTGATACTGATAGTAACTTTTTAAATTTAAATCCATGGGTTCAATTTATGTTTACAAATATAATTAATAATGATTATACTTGTGAACATAGGGATAGTGAAGAACTTCGATTCATTGCTGTTAATACTATGGCGTTTATTATAACTAATATGATGCAATGTGTACTACAAAGATATACTAAAGATGCAAATATACCAAAAGACTATAGACACTTTATAAATATTAAAAATGAGTTTCTTATGTCAAGAGTGGTGCTTGCATCTAAAAAGAAAAGATATTTTAGTTCGATTAGACTTCGAGAAGGAGATGAAATATATCCCGAGAAAATTGATCTAAAAGGGCATGATTTCATAAAGTCCACTGCAAGTGAAGAAACTAAAAATAAGTTTGTAAATATAATTAAAGAAAGAATTCTTTATACAAAAGATATCGATGTTGTCGAAGTTCTTGGTGACGTTGAACAATTTGAAAGTGAAATTATTAATTCTTTAAAAACTGGAGAAAAGAAATACTTAATTCCATTATCAGTTAAAGAATTAGAAGCATATGCTGATCCTTTAAGAATGCAAGGTGTACGTGCAGTTATTACATGGAATTACATATATCCAGAAATGGAAATTGAATTACCTACTAAAGTCGATATTGTTAAAGTTACTTTAACGGAAGAAAAGAATCTTCATAAATTAAAACGAGACTTTCCAGATATTTATAAAAAGGTAGAAGATAATATTTTAAATAATCCAGATACAAGAATTTCAAGTAAAGGTCTAGCAGTAATTGCAATTCCTAGGAATGTTAATCAAGTTCCTGAATGGATATTACCATTTATAGATTATGATACTATTTCATATAATGTATTATCAAAATTCTATCCTGTATTAGAATCTCTGGGACTTCACACTATAAAAACATCTAAAAAAGAATATTTTTCAAATATTTTAAATATTTAAAAACGGGGGAGTGACATAATAATTAATGATTGATAAAGCTAAAATTATTTTTCAAGTATTTGCAATGGTTCTGTCTCAACATCTTTTATTAAAATGGGCTCTTGTAAATATTTTTCAAAGAAAAAAATATTCGCTAGCTGCTATAGAAATAGTTGGGTTTTATACTATACTAATAGCAACTATTAAATTTATAATGGTATCAAATATACAATTTTAAAAAATAATATTTTATAAATTTGGAGGATGAAACAATGGAAAAAATCGCATATTTTGAAAGGGTAAATTTTGAGAATTTTAAAGAAGCAATTAAAGCAGCATTCGAACTTGATGAAACTATTACAGATGATATTATAAAGGAAATGTATGATAATATACAGCTTCCAGAACGTGCTACTGTAGGTTCAGCAGGATATGATTTTAAATCATATTTTAGTTTTTCACTTAAGCCAGGTGAAACAATAGCAATACCTACAGGAATTAGAGTGCACATAGATGATGGATGGTTTTTAGGAATTGTGCCCAGAAGTAGCTACGGTTTTAAATATAGAGTACAGTTAGATAATACCATTGGAATTATCGACAGCGATTTCTATTATTCTAATACCGAAGGACATATTCTTATTAAATTAACTAATGATAATAATTTTGGCGACATACTTAATGTGGCAACACATGATAAAATTGTTCAAGGTATATTTATTCCTTATGGAATAACTTTTGATGATGCAGTAACTGCTACACGAAAAGGCGGCATTGGTTCTACTGGTAATTAATATTAAAATGGGATTGATATATAATGGATGAAAAAATAGAAAACTATATTGTTTATACTGATGGTGGTTGTGATTCTAATCCCGGTGGGCATGGAGGATACGCCGCAATAATTTTAAAAGATGACACACCGATTTTTATTACAGGGTATGAAGATAAAACAACAAATCAACGAATGGAATTAAAAGCTGTTATATTGGGACTTAAATTTATTGAGCGACCTTCAAATATAAAAGTATATTCCGATTCAGCATATGTTGTCAACTGTTTTAAAGATAAATGGTATGTCAAATGGGAAAATAATAACTGGGTAAATTCAAAGAATGAACCAGTTGCAAATATTCAATTATGGAAATTACTATTGCAATTAGTTAGATTCCATAATACGGTCGAATTTATAAAAGTAAAAGGTCATAGCGATAATATATTCAATAATAAATGTGATGCTATGGCAACAGACATAGTTGCATTTAAAAAAGAACTAGATAATATATAATATCATATAACGAGTAATCCTTATATAAGGATTACTCGTTATATAAAATATTTAGAGGAGGATATAATAATGGCAGATAATGTTTATATTACTTATGAAAATTCAATACATGGACCAGTTACAGGTGTATATGCTAATAGACGATTAGCAGAAAAAGAAAGAGATGAACGACACGATTTAGATGTAATAGACTCTTTTGTAGTAAAAGGTTTCAAAGGAGATTTATTTGAATATGATATCAAT